TGTTGCTAGGTCTGCTATTCAAGCTGGTGTTATAGCTTCTCAAAAGTTTGCCGATGGTGGTTATACTGGTTCTGGCTTTGGTTCTCCTGATAGCTCAGGATTTAAGCAGGCTGGAGTAGTGCATGAAGGAGAATATGTAGTACCTAAACATGTATTAGAATCTCAAAGAGGTGGACAATTAGTAGGAGCTTTAGAATCTATGAGAATGAATAAACCTACTCCATTATCTAATATTGGATTTGCTAATGGTGGATTCACCAGCGGAAATAATTTAGATTTATCGGACATGGAAAGCAGAATTAGTAATGCAGTTATATCATCAATTGGAGCTATTAAAGTTCAAAATGTTGCTACTGATACGACCACAGAAGCGGTAAAAGTGAATAATATCATGAGTGAGGCTACTTTTGGATAGAAGCGATTTATTAACACAAAAAATTAAAGGGTATTACTTAAAAGTTTTACCCTTTTTTTATTGCTTTTTTTTACTAAAACTATGTAAGTAATTGATTAGTAAATAATTAACGTGTTAAGACTAGTTCAAGAGGTGTTCAAGAGGTGTTCAAGAGGTGTTCAAGACTAGTTCAAGAGGTGTTCAAGACTAGTTCAAGACCTGTTTAACTAAATATAGAATAGAATAGAATAGAAGATATTATAAGAGAGTTAAAATTTTTTATATTTACTTTTATGTTATTGACAAACTTATTCGGAAGAGCAAAAAACATTAATTCTACTTTAGCAACAGAAAGACAAAAAAAAGTTAGATTGAGGTTATGTAATGTTTGTCCAAAAAAAAGAAATGATTTTATTTTTTTATATTTCTTTAAAAAAAAAGGAGTATCTCAATGCTCAATTTGTAAATGTGCTTTGTTAGATAAAATTTTATGGAATGATGAAAAATGTCCTTTAGCAAAATGGTAGATTTTAATCCAGAAGAAAATATGCGAAGTTTAGACGATCAAACTAAACAACTAATTAAAGAAGCTGTTAGAAAAACTTATTCTAAGTTTATGCCTAATAGCAAAAGTTTAGAATATCTTTTTGAAAAGTTTAAAGAATTAATAGAGCCTAATTTTGAAGTATCATGTGGAAAGTGCCGAACAAGAGTAATAAACTTCTTCCATCAGAGGTCAAAGAACTGGTAGAGGTTTTAAGCGATACTCTTTTCAGTTACGTAGATAAAGCTGAGAATGGTAGGCATGCTGCTACTATTTTACTTCATGCTGGATTAATAGATGAAAGAGCAGTTAGAAACTTAGCCATAGTAAGAGATTACTACATCATGAGAAATATGCCATTAAATAAAATGAGAGATATTTATTATAATCTTTCTGTTAAGTATGATGTGTCAGTAGTGTTAATACAAAAGATAATCTTAGATAAAAAATAATTATTATATTTAATTCTGTAGTTACTTTTGCAGAAAGTTTAAGCGTGGTTTTTTAGAGGGTTAATAGCCCTCTTTTTTTTGTATAATTTTTTTATACATTTTTTTAATAATGTTTTTCTAACATTGTTAGAATGAATTGGTATTATATAAATAATTCAATTAATAATAAGCTATCCATTGCGATAGATGAAGAAATTGGCTCATTTGGAATAGATGCTAAAAGCTTTATTGATGAGGTAAAAGCTTCTGGCTCTAAAGATATTGAGCTAACTATAAATAGTGGAGGTGGATCTGTTTTTGATGCTCTTGCTATTTACGACTTTTTGAAAAACTCTAATTATACTGTAAATGTTAAGATTGAGGGGCTCGCTGCTAGTGCTGCTACTATTATCGCTCTTGCTGGTGGTAGTAAGCCTGTTATGACTGAAAACAGTTTTTTTATGATTCATAACGCATGGATGCCAGTAGTATCTATGAGTGGTATGAATAGTGATGAGATTAGAGAATACACAGAAGAGCTAGAAAAGCAAGCAGAATTAATGGATAAAATTAATTTAAAACTTGCTAAGATTTATTCTAATGCTACTGGTGTAGAGTTATCAGAGATTCAATCTATGATGGCTAATGAAACTTGGCTAACAGCTGAAGAGGCTAAAGAGTACAATTTTATAAGTGAAATAGAAGTAGCTTTAGCAATTGCTGCTTATGCTTCTCCTAAAGAGTTAGCTAAGAAAGGGTACAATGTACCATCAAATTACGTAAATCAATTAAATAACGTGAATATGTCTGAAAACAAAGATGGTCTATTAGATCAACTAAAGGCTTATGTTTCTGATTTGTTAGCTCCAAAAGCTGAAGCAGTAGAAGAAACAGTAGAAGAAACTCAAGAAGTAGAAGCTACTGAAGAACTTACTGAAGAGGTAGAAGAGGAGGTATCTGAGGAAGTAACAGAAGAGCCTAAGGATTCAGTAGATGTAGAAGCTATCAAAGCAGAATTAATGGCTGAGGTTAAAGCATCTATTGAGGCTAAAGATTCTGAATTAGCAGAATTAAAAAAAGAATTGGATAAAGCGAAAGCATCTAGAAAGCCATTAGAGGCTAAAGAAGATGTTGTTAACCCTGAAGCTAAAAGCGAAGAGGTAGATGAGTTAGGTGCTGCAATCCTTAATATTTTGAAATCTTCGTATAAAGCTTAATTAATAAATTTTAAAAAATGGCAAATTTTATTACACAATCAATTTCTTCTACTTACGCTGGACAGGAATTTACAGAAATCTTATTCGCTCCTCAAGAAGGTAGCTCAGATTTAGCAGGTATTAGAGTAATACCAAACATTAAAGTTAAGGCTAACATGTACCTTAACTCATCTCTTACGAAAATCGTAAGAAAGTATTCTACTTGTGGTTTTTCTGCTACTGGTGGAGTAACTAACGTATCTGATAGAACTTTAGAAGTGTCTAAATTAAAAGTAAACCTAGAAGAGTGTGGAGATGCTTTTTATGGAACTATCTTTGAAGAGTTTTACGGATCAGGAACATCTATTGATGATTTAACTGATACTGTAGTAGGTGAGGTTGCTCGAAAGAGAGTTGCTGAAGCTATCGCTGATGATAATGGTCGTATGGCTTGGTTTGCTGCTTCTACTGCTGCTTCTGCTGATTATAACCAGTTTGATGGTTTTGTACAGTTATTCGTTGATAACTCTGCATCTTTAGGTAAGTATGTTGAAATGACTGCTATATCTAACATTGAAGATACTAATGGAGATTTAGTTGCTGATGGTGCTTACACTTTGTTAAAGTCTGCTTACGAGAATCAAACTAAAGTTTTAAGACAAATGCCAAACGCATCTAAGAGCTTTAGAGTTACTGCTACAATAGTAGATAACTTAATGACTACTTATGAGCAGTTAGGTACTGGAAACGCTTTAGGACTTCAGTTACTTAAAGATGGTCAGTCTTTATCTTTCAGAGGTATTCCAGTTATAGAAGTTACTGGATGGGATACTCAGTTAGCTGATGGAACTAACCCTAATGCTAATATTGGTAAGAACATGTTAGTATACACAGTAGATGATAACTTAGTTATTGGAACTGATGTTGCTGATGCTGGTTCTCAATTGAAGTTTAGAAGTAATGATGATGACGATGAGTTGTTGAAGATTATTGCTAAGTACAAAATGGGTGCTCAGTTTGTATTTGGAGAATTAATCTCTTTCTACTACTAAAATATAAAGCCCTCTTTCGGGAGGGCATTTTTTTAACTAATTAAATTTTTTAAAATGGCAGAAATTACAACTGATATTTTACTAGCATGTAACGATGAAAACCGCAGGGGTGGTATTAAAAGAGTATTCGTTATAAATAAGGATGATATTACTAGTTTTACTGCTTCTACTGATAACCATAGTTATACAGCTGTTACTTTGAGTACAACTGATGACAAATTTTATGAGATAGAAGGAGAATTAGAAACTAAGTCTTATTCATCTGAAGGAAGTAGAGAGAATGGATCTATTTCTTATGAAACTTCTTTAGAAGTATTTGCTCCAAAAATGGAGAAAGTTAAAGCAAAGGGTATTAACTCTTATGTAGAATCATGTGGTTTAGTAGTTGTGTTTGAAACATACAACAAAGAAACTAATGATAATAAAGCTTTTGTATTAGGATATGACGAAATTATGGGAGTTGATGCTTCTGTAGATGCTATCGCTAATGAAGTTTTAGAAGCTGAGGTGCAAGGTCAAAACGGTTATACTGTTACTTTTGCTGGAAAGCAAGCTCAACCAGTTAGAGAATTTGTAGGTACTATTGAAACTAACTCTAGTGGTAGTGTATCATTCGGTTCATAATATTGCATAATTTGGTTTATGATTGGATAGTTACTTTGTAACATGGGAGGGTTAATAGCTCTCCCTTTTTATTTTTATGTAACTCTTAAAAGAAAATATTTTTATTATATTTGATAATATGAAAAAATTTATTATAGAGCCTAGCTTCTTAGGAAAGAAAATAACAGGTAAAGTAGGAATTATCTACCTTACTGATAAAACTAGCCAAAAAGACTTAAAGAAGTTGTATAATGCTGGGTTTAATAATGTTGTTAAAGTAGAAGAGGTTAAAGATGAGCCAAAAGAAGATAAATAATATTAAGGCTAGTAGTGTTAAATCTGATCCGATAACTACTCCTATAATTAAAAAAGAAAAAGAGCCTAATCAGAATATAGAGCAAAGATGGATTCCATTTTTCCAGGATTCTGATAATATTTATGTAAATGATTTAGCAAAAAGAGCTAGAAGGTCATCTACTCATTCTAGTATAATTAATCAAAAAATTACATTTATAAAAGGTAAACAATTTACTTTTAGTATTGATGGCGAGCCTGTAAGTTA